GAGATCCGAGCGATCGATGGGACCTTTCTCGGCGATCCCCACGAACCCACCCGTATTGACGCTCACACCGACGATGCGCGGGATACCCGCTTGCTCGATGACGAACACGTCGGGGTGGAGGGTTTCGATTCCTGCCAGCGCCATGTGTCCATCCTTTCATGGATACGACGATCAGCGCCCAATCACACGGGCGGCTTGATGCTTCGGATCGGGCACATCACCTCGCCCTGGCGTTCCGTTTCTCTTCTGCTGATGTCACATCCACCAGGAACTTGGCCTTCAACAGCTTTCGAACCTGTGGAGTGTTCACCTCGTCCTCGGACAGCTCGACACGTTGGGTCGGAAAGAAATGAACCCCTTTTCCGGCCACATCCATCGAAACCATGGACCGACTGACGCACATCAGAACGCGCTTTTTCGTAACGTTTTCTTCAGGCATGATTGATGCCTCAACTTGAGCATGAGTAATGCATCATTCTACGATACTTCTCTCTCGATATACTCTACGCAGGTACTCAGGTAAAAGCAAGTTGCAAGTATTCTGGCCGCCAACCGAGAGAACGATCTCCTTCACGAGATAAGAATCCTCTGGTTCGCCGAGCCACATTTTTCCAAAAACCACTATATTCACGACCCCAATCCAGATGCCCTGGGCGACCCGATCCTCCCTGACGCTGCTGCTCTGGTCAAAGACGCAATACGTCTCACCGTTCGCGACGGAGTGGAAGTGATCTCCCTTGTCCAGAACGCGAGCAATCGCGTCCGTCATCTGGCGGGCCTCTCGGTTGAGAGAGGATTGAACCCGAATGGACATCTCAATCCTGTAAAGTTGCCGCGGTTTGATCTTGCGGGCCTCTTCACGCGCTTCCGAGACCTCCATCTCAGGCTCCCAATGGCGGGTGGCATTGTACTGAGACATGCTCGGGGTGAAGACCACGACGGACGGCATCTTGCTGATCTGGAAAAATTCCTCCGCCCCAATGAATACGTCCGGGACTCCTCGAAACCTCACCTCAAGCTGGCCCTGCTGCGCGGAGATAAGATCGATCGTTCTTCCATCCGGACCACCGAGCGAAGAGAACAGGTTGATGTTCCTGGCCGGATCCGTGGTCAGGTTGTAGACGGTGATCGGCTCTGCAACCGTGACGTCGAGGCCAATCCCCTCGTCGATAGTGATGAACGTAGAAGGGGATCCGAGTTCAGCCATGTAGTACATAGGGACGTTGATCACGCTGTCCAGATACCGTTTCACAGACCTCGCGCAGTCCTCCGAGATGTCCATTTCGTGGGAGTTGTAGAGCGCAAGACCGAGGAGGATGGGCCGCTGCTTTCCCGCCGCTCCAGGCGTCATCCGAATCTTAAACATGATCTGATGTGGAGCGGTCCATTGAAGGAGCGGGATCCTTCTATCGACGGTCGCCACATCGTTGAAGTAGCCATCCAGGATTCCCGTAGCGGGCACCCATGCAGAGGAAGAATCCTGCCACACGAGCCACGTCGTGCCGCCGTCGTTCGATACCTGAAGAGCGACGGACGCCCTCTCGCTTTCTGGAAGATCGGGGATCTCGGGATCGGCCATCCAGAAAACTTGGACCCCAAACAGCTCCGTGATCTTCTCGCCCACGAGGTTTGGAGTGGTGACCCACGACTCGTAGTAGCCCCCGTCGGCAACGAACGAGGTCTGGTCCTGATTGAGCCTTACCAGAAGGGATCCAAGTTCCGGTAGCACGACAGATTTCGGAAGCTTCCCCGGGTCCGGGGGCTCAACCTCAACTTCGCGCTCCCTCATGTAATAGAGATGAACCGGCACTAACCGATCTCCTCAAGCACCTCGTCAACGAGTGGTCGAAGAACCTCGCTGGCGTATTCCTTCAGCTCGGCAAACGCCGGGGCGAACCAACGTCTCGGCGGCACCGTGATATGCGTTGTGTCCTTCCTGAGCGGAAAGCCCTGGGAGGAGAAGAACGACCTCATTTTTTCTGTAACGGGAATGGTTGCGCCATGCTCATGCACAGCACCGATCATATTCAGATCCTGACCTTTCGAGCCCTTAGCATCCGGACGAAGGCCTCCGTACCACCTCTTCCCGTGTTTCCAAACATCCATGGCATCGAGGAAGTCCCCCGAGTCCACGAGTATCTTGGAGCCTCCCTTCATCCTCTTGGTGATTTCTTCCAGAGACTTCCATCCCTCGCGCCCCCTCTCGATGCCATCGGCGATGAAATCACGTCCCGATACAGCAAGATCCTTCAAAGCGGTGTCGGTCTTTTCCCCCTCCAGAACCCTATTGATGTTCGTAAGGTCCCGGATCAATTTCTCCCACCGCCCTCTCGGGGCAATCCGAATTCTAAATTTCTTGGCCATGTGCAAACTGTTTGCGTATCAGATGGAGCCGAACTCTTTTCGGGTCTGCTCGACGTCCACGTGAAGAAGAATCGGACGGGCAAAGGATTTCATCCTGTTCCCGTAGAGCGGAGATCCCTTCGAAGATTTGATGATGGTCCACTCCGATGGGATGCCGTTCACCGAAACGACGCGATCTCCTTTCTTCGGAAGGAAGCCAGCTTGTACCGCATCCAGCTCCTTGAATCGGAACACCATGTGGCCGACCGTTGGGATGGAATCGCCGGTCATGGTTCGCTCAAGCTTGAAGGACTGCTCGCCGCCGACCCACTGACCGATCACCTCCACGGGATCGGAGTAGACGCGGTTCTCCTTCGCCTCCCGGTAGTCGTCGTCCATGACGGTCGTGGACTTCGAGAGGATCCGGATGCCCACCTTGATCCGGTTGATCCTGACGGGATTGCCGCTCGTGAACGGAAGCATCAGGCGTACCCCACAAACAGGCCACCACCCTCGTTCCATGTGTACTGAGAGAGGATGTCGTCCACCTCGGCGTTCCCCGTGGTCCTCTCACCACCACCGGGGCCGTTGATAACCTTCATCGGCGTCAGCGAGTAGGAGTAGCCCTCCACAGACTCGTTGGTCAGCCGAGTACCAATCCCGAACGGCGCTTCAGAAACATCCCAATGACCAACATTCCCCCACCCGTTCAGGATCTTGTCACGGATGAGAAGCATGGTGGCGTACTGGATCAGATCCGGAATGCGCCCGTACCTCGAAACGTTAAGTCCCGAGGAAAGAGCGAACGGCACCACCGGAGCAAACTCGATGGTCGTGGCATCGGGCACCCCAATGACGATGGCGGGGTAGGATAGAGGTTCCGGCTGATTCCCGAAGAGGACGGTATCCCTCACGGCGATCCCAGCCGTGCTCACCACCGAAGCCGTCTTGGTCCCCGCAGCCACATCCGTAGCCGTTACATCCAAGTCAGCCGTCAAGGTCGTCTTGGCCTTGACGTAGTCGTCCACGAGCCACCCGAACACCCCGTCCAGAACGATGAAGTGGGGGTTGGAAGGGAGCCTTGTGCGCCAATCCACCATCATGACGTACCGCTGTTTCACCTGGTACGCCACCTCCGGAAGGGAGATCGAGAAGAGACCCGTCTTCTCCAACATGAGCGAGAAGAGTTCCAGGATGGGGATGAGGTTGGGGATCCTCGCGACGGAGCCGCCACCCGAGTCGGTCCTCTCGTGAAGTCTCACAGGGAGGAACCATTGGTCGGTGAGCTTGTTGATCCAGTGGCTCACGAGCCTGATAAGCTCCCGGAGGGGCTCGTCGCCGATGCCGCCGTCACCGGAGTCAGGGATCCCGTTCGCCCTGACCTGCGCCACCGTAACGTAGGCGAAGGTCGTCGACAATCCTGTGGCAAATCCTGCGGGCATCTCGCCCTCCTATGGTTGATCACCGCCTCGGCCAAAGTTCAATTTAATGCGGGTGTAATGGAAATACAGGGTCGGGTCCGCCAGGTCCTCCGTGATCGTCCTCCACTCCTTCGGGGTGATGTCCATGCTGTCGGAGGGAAACCTACGGGGGTTGATCATGCTGTGCCTGTGGGAAGGATCCGTCGGAGGGAATGGGCCGATGGGGTTGCCGTAAGCGTCCGTCTCTCTGTAGAGGTAGAAGCCGCTATCCGGCGAGCCCATGAAGAGGAAGATGTGGGCATCCCTCTCATCGGACACCGGCGTAACCGTGTCCGGAGAGAACACGTACGCAATACCGCTCGCAGGACCCTTAACCGTTATGGTCCCACCGTAGCGATACATGAAGTATCTCGTCGCCATGGGGACCTCCTACCCCATCGTACACGGCCCGGCGAGGGGCCGTCCAGCCCCAATAAAAAGCGGCAGACCGATCCCGCGAGGGGCCGATCTGCCGCTCGATCTCATGGAGGAGCCGCCCTGATCAGATCACCAGCGTGCGTCGCCGGATGTTCTTGGCCTTGACGATGGCGTCCACGTTCTCGACCTGCGCGTCCACCTGGTTGTACACGATGGTCTCGATCTGGTCGGTGTTCTTGTTGAACTCCGTGAAAATCCTGGTTCCGTCCAGGATGCCCCATACGAAGTTCTTGGGGTTCCCCAGCCAGATGAACGAGCCCTCGTACACGGTGTTCGGGTCGCCCGAGGCCGCGCCGTCGTGATCGACGTCCGCCACAGGCCAGTTGGCCGGGGGAGGAGTCGGAGGAGCGCCGAGCAGTCCGAGTGTGGTGTACGCCTGGGTTCCGGTTGCCACCGGCATGAGGGTGAGTTGGCTGGCCGCGCCCACCGTCGGGCTTTCCATGAACAGCCGTCCCTCGCGGTCGTCCCGCGCCACGTCCTCGGTGAGGGTGGCGATGGCGGCCTTCAACGCTGCGTTGATCTGCCGGGCCACCTCGACCGTGTTCAGAGTCCCGTGCGTGAGGACGATCGTCACGCCCGCGCCGGGAGCCCCGTCCACCTTCAGCTTGATGGTGTCGTTGGTCGAGGAGATGACGAAAGGCCCGTACTCGCCACCCAGGAATTCCGCCCTGGTCGCCTGGAGGATGGTGATGGGGGCATCGTCGGGAATCAGAGGCACGCGGATCATGGGCGTGCCGAGCGGAGCCATCTCCGCTCCCTGGAGGGCCGCGTCGCCGAGGATGGTACCGCGGTCGGAAACCACGTCCGCCCAGTCGGTCGCGATCGCGTCACCGACGAGCCAGCGAAGGCCGGGGTCGTTCTTGTACTGCTTCGGCATCCGTCTCTTCATCTCGGAGAAGATGCCTTTCTGGATGGACGAGCCCTTGACGTCGAGGATGTGAGCCCCTTCCGTCTGGACATTCCACCCGTTGAGGCGGCGCAGCAGCCGATCCCTCGGGGTGTTGCCGACCGTGGTGGTGTCCCCGTTGATGCCCAGGTCTTCGAGGTCGGTGGCGATCCTCTCGACCATGGTGTTCATCACGGTCTGCTCGAACTCGTTCTGCTCGATGTTTCCCTGGAGCACCTCGGTGGTGATGTTCCACGCGCTCCGCAGCTTCTGGGCGCGAAGGACGATGCGTTGGAACTTGGCGCGGGCAAGGTTCCCCGTGTCCGTAGCCTCGTCCACCGACTCGGTCACCGGCTCCCCGATCCACAGCTTGTCCACGTCCATCAAAGGACGGGGCATGCGGATGAACCGCGAGATCGGAAGAAGAACCGAGAACTTCTTCACAAGGGTGATGAATTGGGTCTGCTGAATCGGATTCAGCAATCCCCCGGTCAGCAGGTCGCCCGTGGTGATGGTCTTTTCGATCATCTCCTCGTTCAGCCCAGCAGACCCTCTTCCGGACGTCTCCATGAGTCCTCCTGCTATCAAGCGAAAGCCCCTGAATGGGGCGACCTCTATTCCTAGTACTGAGCGAGCGCGTCGCCCGCTGCTTTTCCGAAAACTCCGCCCCAGACACCCCTGGGACGACTCGGCTCCTCCAGTCCGTCGTCGCGACCCTTCGGGCCGCTCTGGCTCACGCCCCCGGACTTCTCGACGCGGGCGAGCCGCGCTTCCATGGTGGCGAGCCTCTTGGTGGAGTCGTTCACCACGTCTCCGAGGCCTTCGACGGACTTCTGGATTTCGAGGGACACCCGGGTGTTTTCCTCCGCCATCTTCTCGATGACCGACTCCATCATGGACTTGGTGATGTCCATGCTCTTGTTGAGGACGTCGTCGGTCAGATCCTTGCCGAAGGTCGAGAGGTCCTGCGGGAGCTTCTCGGATTCCTTCAGGGCGTCCATGGTGTGCTTCATGGCGGACTTGGCGGTGGGAGCGGTGGGTTTGATTTCGCCGCCGATCTGGATGTCGCGGCGGGAATCGCTGACGGCGGAGCCGCCCACGTCGGTCGAGTCACCCTTGGGAGCCTTGTCGGGGATGAGCCCCGGCTTGCCTGCACCCGAGCGCGGGGCGTAGGGCCCGGCGACGATGATGTCGGCGACCCTGAGCTTCTCACCCTGCCCGAGCTTCGCGCCGGTGACGGCCTTCGCAAGGATGTAGCGGGTGGCCCAGAGGGAGTCGACGACTGCCTTCTCCTCGGTCTCCACTTCCTCTTCCTCGTCATCGGATTTGCCACCGAAGGGCTCTGCCGCGCCGGGAAAAGGTTTCTTCTTGGAGAGGAGAGCGGAGATGTCGTTGATGAGATCGGAGGCTGTCGCGGCGTCCTGACCCTTGAGATCCATGTCCTCGACGTCCATGACTTCTTCTTCCTCCTCGTCCTTCACCTTCGGCTTCGGAGCGGGCTTCTTCGGTTTCTCGTCGCCCTCTTCCTCGCCGTTGCCGTTCTCTTCGTTCTCTTTCTTCACGCACTTCTCCCCGTCCGCGGGAGTCTCCTCAGCTTCGGGGGTGGTCTCCTCGGCCTCGGGGGTTTCGGGAACGTCCATTTTGTTTCCTCCAACTTTCGCCGTCTCAACCACCAGTTCGAGTGCAGCCAACACATCAGGGGAAAGTTTTATTCCAGGTACGTTTCCATTTTGATCACCGGCTTTTTCTTTTGCAAGCCCTTTTTCTGCTTCGTCCAGGTCATCGAGAGCCTTGGTGATCGCCTCCGTGAAGGAGGTTCTCGGGTTGGCCGCCTGCTTCGATCTGGTCGAAGCGATGTGATCGAGATCAAGGTCGTTGATAGTCCTCGCGAGACCCGTCGGAGTCATCTCCACGTGGACCGCCTCGCGATTCTTGAGATTCAACTTCCCGCCGATGGAAAGCTGTCGCTTACATTCCTTCCCCGCCACCTCCTTGAAAAGTTTGCGGGCCTGCGGAAAATCGCCGTCCAGCTCGACGTCCACGAAGAACTTTTGGACCTTCTTCCCGTCCTCTACGATCTCCGCCACTTCGCCTCCGGTCGTGCGACCGAATTCGAACACCGAGCGGTGGGTCTCCAGGAAGGGGACGCCCGACTTTGCAGCGTCGGCCATCTTCTGAAGGGCATTGGTACTCATGCGATCGCGTTGGAGATCCAACTTGTCATCCGACGCACAGGCCCGCACGAACATCTTTCCTTTGTCGTCCTGCCAGGCCTTCTGGCACTCCGCATCGAAAGAAAACGCCAAATCGTTCGGTGCGGATGCGTCAGCGATCACTTCCATCTGTACCCCCTATGAAGTTCGCCCCATTGAGGCTGAACGAGAACTTTCGAATGTCGCTCATCATTTCCGCAAGCAATGCGAAGGCTCGCGGATCCCGTAAATTCTTTCTTGATGATACACGCGACCCATGTCCCGAGGCAATACCCTGAGTGGGCTTTGGGGCCCTTGGTTTTCTCGGAGGCTTCCCGATGGAGCCCGGCTTCGGGATCGTTTCCTCGCCTGGGGCAGGCCCAGCACCCGGTGCGCCGGGAGGTGCGGAAGGAGAATCCATCCCAGGAACCTCGGCTATTCCATCGATTCCTCGAATATCCCCCTTCTTGCCGCGAGACCCCTCAAACCAATCGGGCTTCCTTTCTTCATCACCGCCGGGAGTCTCCTCAGGAGTCGAGGGATCACCGTCCCACCAATCAGGCTTTTCTTCGTCTTCCTCGCCTTCGCCGGGTTCCATTCCGGGCATACCTTCCATCCCAGGCATCTCGCCTTCGGGCTGCGGCATCGCCTCCTCTTCCTTCTGTGAGATGGCGAGAGCCAGCCCAGCCGTAAGCTCGGCCATGGCGATGGGGAGAGGTTTGTCGGCGAAAAAGTAGTCCTTCGGGTACGGCGGCTTTCCAATCGCCTCGCGCAGCTCGTTCGGCGTGATGGCACCCAGCGAGGCGTACATCTGATTCATTCGCGCCTCATCCAGCGGATCCGTCAGCGTGAGCCTGGCAAAGCGGAATCGAACTTGAATCTTCTTCCTGTATTCATCTATCTCCTCGTCGGTCTCATCCCCCGTTGCCCCCATCATCTGGAAGAGGATGTCATCCACGATGGTCTGATTGATGACATATTCCTTCGCCAGTCGATCAGGCTCAAGCTCCTGCTCGTTCGTGATCTCGCGGGAGACCTGCGCGTTTGCTCGGTTCGCCCCCTCGGCCTTGAAGAAGATCTGGCCCAGTCCGAAGATCTCGCGGACCTCCTCGTCGTTCGCCTCACGGTACTGCGAGAAGGAAGCGTCCTCCGTCACGCCGACCGTCAGCGGCTTGAGGTCGACCATGACCTTGCCCTGCTGCTGAAAGCCAACCTTGAAAGGTTCCACCTGGACGACCATAACCCTGTGTGCGTTTTCAACGCCGCGTCCCTTGGCTCGAACGAAGTCTTCGATCTGCTGCATGGACTCGGCGTTGAGCTTGCCGCCCGAAACGAGCAGCGCCATCCTCGGCACCGCATCGTTCTCAAAGAAGTTCACGTTTCGAATGGCGGACTGTCTGTTCCCGGCGATGGCCGTAGCGGACGGGGCATAGCGCGGAGCACCGTAGTAAGAACTCGACGGATCGTAGATCAGGAAATGAATGATCTCCGTCGCACGCCTATCAGGAGGAAGGGGCTTTTCACCATCCGTCTTCGTGTACTTCCCGGTAAAAGTATCCATCGCCCGACGATCACCGAAGTCTTTGAAGTACCGCTTCTGGCTTCCACGAATCTGGACGAACCCGGAGACCTCCAGATTCTGCCCATCCTTGATGATCCTTTTCCGAATGGTGACGGACGGTACGTGATACAGCCTGACAATCTTGCCGCCATTGTTCCTCACCACCTCAACGTACCCGTTGCCCACGGCCTCCTCATCTACCTTTTCCAGGTAGAAGATTTCAGAAAGAGGCATGAGAGGATTCGGCCTGTTGAAGAAGGCCCGAAGTACGTGAGTCTGCTCCTTGATCTCCTCACGGACCTCTTTCGGCGTATCCTCGGTCACGGGATGGATGGGGTCGATAGACCACCCGAGGCCTACGGTGTTCCGGGCGTATGTCCGAACGCACCTGGCGAGGCGGGTACTGATCTTGAGGGTCTGCGCCCAGACGAGGGGATTGAATGGAGGAGGGACGAATTCGCCGACGATTTGCTGGAAGTCCCCGAGCTGTTTTGAATCCTTGTTCTCTTCCTTCTTATCGCCGCCCCGTGCCTTCTCAACATCATTGCCTCCGAGCAGGAGGACCTTCACCATGTTCTCCAGGTTCTCGGGACTCATATCCTTCGACACGAGGGCCTCCCCAACCCTGTCCTTGAATGGATGACTTTCTTCCATGTTGACTCCAAACCTTGGGTCAAATGGCCCCCAGCTCGGCCCACGTGAGGAAGACCGACTGATTCTCCGCGGCCTGGGCTCCTATCACTCGGAACCTGACACGCATGTCGGGGACGAGGTAAATCTCGCGGGGTGATGCGGAATTCGGCCACGCATAGAATTTGCAAATGCAGCCAAGTACCTCATCGATCTTGTAAATCCTGTCGCCGTCGACCACCTCCAGAAAGATGTCCACGGCGTCGATTTCTTTGCGTTCCCAGAGAACCGTGGCGAGGCGGAAAGGATGATACCGCGCTCCAGCCAGCTTGACGAGGTCGCCAGCGCCAACCTTAAATTCCCGCTCTACCTGATAGACTCCCTCGGAAGCTCCCATATCATGATCCCCAAAATACACCCACAAACTACACGGAAAGGCCCCTTAGGGCAACGAGTTAGATTCCAGCCTACCTCTTGAGTGGTTCGATGAGGTTCGTATGCTGCTCGATTATCCGCATGATACCCTCGGGGGGATCGGTCCCCTCGAAGACCATCTCGATGTCCGTGACGTCCGACCTCCTACCCATGATCCCGGTCCTCGGCGACATGCTCACCTTGAATTGAAGCCTGGTCGCCTCCGAGTTACCCATCGTCTCCTCGACCGCCTCCCGGATCTCGGCCTCCTCGATCCTGACCGACATGCGAATCTTGAGTCTTTTCAAGACGATCGCGCTCGGCTGCACAAGAGAGATCAGAGGAACCTTCACGAAATGGCCCGGGGATATCTCAATCTGAACCATCTTGGCCTTGAGGGTGCCGTCCTGCTCCTTGTCGAAATACTGTTTGATGAGGTGGAGAAACTGGGCTCCAAGCATGGCCGTAGTGGTACTGGCGGCGTGCTGCATCCCACGGGTAATGTCGGTCAACATGTGCTTGTTGACCGGCTTACCGTCCCACCAGTCTCTGAGCCAGCCCAATCGTCACCCCCTAATCGCCGAAGCCCGTCCCGCCCGGCGCGGGAGGAGATTCGTCCAAGGGCACCTCGTTCTTGAGGTCCTCCACGGGCTTCGGATCCTTGTTCGCAGGAAGCGTCCCTGGCCTGGTGGCGGCGTCGACCAGATGGTCGAGGATCCTCTGAAGACCCTCGGGAGGAGGTTGACGCTTGGCCGTGATGTGAATGGAGTACTTGGCCCGTGTGTCCGTCTTCCGGGTCTGCTCCGTCTTGTGGGAGACCTGCCCGTGGACACTCACCTTGAATGGTCCCCAACCGATGGTCGCTTCCAGCGAAGCTTCCCCAGCGGTGGCCGACTTCTCCTCGGTGGCCTGCGTCACGGTCAACTCGAAGTCGATGGTTCCCTCTTCAATACAGATACAGGGATGAACCACCATCGCCATGAGGGGGACGCGAACCGTCTTCCTGTGAGATCCGGTGATGTTCCCTTCCGCATCGAGGAGGGTCTCGTCGTAGTCGAACTGGACGGCGATCGCCTTTCCTTCCTTGATGCAGACCCCCATGAGGAAGTCCACATAGGCTTTTGATGCTTGAACCTGCGCCTGCACCATCGCCATGAGGGGAATGGTGATCATCCTGTCGAGAGGGAGGGCGTTGAACACGCTCCCTACGAAAGCTGGGTCGACTCCCGCCATGGTCCTTTACCTCAAAACGATTCCAATGACCCCGAGGGCAATCGCCACAAGAATTCCGGCGATCTGAAGGAGAGTAGAAAGTTTGAATTTAGAGGAAGCAGCCGTCTTGGCCTTCTTCTCCTCATATCGATCAATCCATCCCTGATGGTCCCTGACAGAATCCTCAAGGCCCGCATCCCCCCTCGTCCCAAACAGCGAGTCGTTGATGTTGTCGACCTTGTCGGTCAGGGTGACGACCGTGCCGGTCGCCGTCTTGGTCGCCTCATCCCTCACCCCGTTGATCCGCCCACCCAGCTCCTTATTGATCTCATCTACCCGAACCTCGATCTCCTTCATCTTCGCCAGGAGGGGTTCCACCTTTTCCCCGATCACCTCCTTCATGGAGGCGGAGCACGCCGTCCTGTGCTCCTGAATCTTCCGCATGATCTCCAGCTCGACCTTCGGAAATTGCTCCGTCGAGCGCGGGGTCCGTGACCCTGAAGGCGATTGGCCTCCCTCCCGGACGGCCTTCTCCAGCCGCCTCAGGGAATCGTGTATTTCCCCCAGAACTTTCTCGTCTTCCGTCGCCATTCCGCTTCTCCACCCAAGTGTCAAAGAGGCGATGAATGCGCCGAAGCTCTATTAGAATCTCCTGCTTCGTCGGCATGCCTCCCTCTCCGAACAATTCATCTTGACCCGCTGGGTGGAGTAGTAACAAGTTCCTATTTAGATTCTTTCACCTTGGAATTTGTGCTATGCGGAAGAACCACGGTGTTGACCTCCGGGTACCTCCCGTCAAACCTCCGCAGGACCTCGTCCTCATCCACATACGGCAAGAAATCATTTGCTAAAGATCCTGGGGTTGCACTGATAACGCTCAGGCCCTTCTCTTTGAAATGAGGAAGCAAGCTCTTTAGTTTCCTCACCGAATCCCCATACAAGCGCCTGTTGCGTCCGATTTCAAGATCATTAAGTTTTGTATCCCATGCATACTGCGAATCCGAAGAAATCTCGAACCCACACCCCACTAAGTATATCACGCGAAACCCGAGCCGGTAGGCCAACTGAAGGCTGATGAAAAAAGTGTTCTTCCACCACACCAGATCTCTATGCGGATTCAGCAAGTTGCTCTCGTTAAATCCCTCCTTCGTGCCGTAAAAGAAGGTGTTGGGCTGCTCCTGCCATGGCCTCCCCGCCACCTCAAATTTACGCCTACTTATGAGTGCAAACTTCATGATTGTAGGGTCGATAAGAATACTCGGATCGAAGCAGATCGGCTTGTCCCCGCTAACCCACAGGGTCGGGCGAATCACCGTCGCGGCATTGTTCATCGCCAGAATAGGAACCCGATGACCAGCTGCCTTCTCTGCAAATCCATTGAGCGAAGGAGCGCCCCCCGCCACAACGCACTCCTGCCCATCGAATAGCCCGTCGAGGTCGATGGCCAGCCTGATGTCCCTCTTCGCGTACCTGTAAAACATCCTCCCCCCAATCACGCGCCGTGTCTGATCCTGTGATGGTACTTCACCAACGTCTCCGCCGTCAGGCCAGGATCAACGTACGTCACATTGTGAGTCCTGGTCCCGACTTTGGGGTCGCGCCCAAGCCGAACCTTACACATCTCCCACCCAACGGTGTTCCGAACCGGCTGGTAGTAGCTCACCCCGATGTAATCGATCCTCTTGCGGAATCTGTCCACGAACCGCAACGTATCCTCCAGGCTCTCCACGGTCTCGCCAGGAAATCCGATGAGGATCAGGACGCTCAACGGCACCCCGTTCTCCAGGAGACGCTCCACAGCTGCATAGGCCTTCTCCGCCGTGAACGTCTTGCCCATCCGCTTCAGCTGATCCGTGTTCCCCGACTCGATCCCAATCTCCACCCGCCACGGTTGGTAGACCCGGATCATCGCCACGACGGGATCCTTCACGAAATTCACATGGGTGAAAAACTTGCTCTTTCCCCTAAGGTCAACTTTTGCATCCGCGCAGGCACTTATGATTTCGTACATCCTCTCGGCATTGCTCGTGAAGATATCGTCGTTGAAGAAAATAGCGGGAACCCCCAGGCGCTCGAAACCCATCTTGATGTTGTGGACGGTCCTCTCCACGCTGAACTTTTGGACCTTCTTCTCGGTGTTGTGACAGAAGTGACAGTTGTACGGGCATCCCCGTGTGGTCATGATCCCGAGATGTCCGATGCCGAACCCCGGCGAGCATAGATCGTCCGAATTCCACCCCGGATATTCGTCGTAATCGATCTCGTCCGTCGCCAAGAGTTCTCCTGGCCCCTTGAAGAACGCGACGTTGTCGGGTGCCTCTATTGGTATCCCAGGGTCGGTGGCCCACTTACCCCCAACGATGATGCGGGACGATGGGTACATCCTCGAAAGGAACCTCACCTCGGCCTCGATCTCCTCGTTCTCGCAGAGAACGGAGTACCCCACATAATCGTACTCCCCATCAGGGAGGTGGGTCATGCTCACGCAATCCACTGTCGCCGACGCGTACTTCCGGTAGTACTGCGCCAAGTCCAACAATGCGATGGGAGTACGGATGGTCGTCACCGGAGGTTTTTGCGGCTGCCCCACAAGGAGGATCCGTTTCCCCCTGAAATCCTCGTTGTCTCTGTTCGTGTATTTCATAGACCCGTTGGTCCTTCCACTCCCTTGTCCCCAACAGGGCATACAGGCCCTCTCTGGTTCACGAGGTGTTCCATCATTGAAAGGGGAATGAGCCAGATGTTGTCCGGACCAACCATGAAGCCCGGAAAGAGTTTCTCTACCGCAGATCTCACCGACGGCCAATCGATATCATGTCCCACCAGAACGCCATTAGGCTGCAACTTCACAATCGCATTAAGAATGTCGGCCTTGACCGCCTCAGACCCATGGTCCCCGTCCAGGAAGACGAAGTCGTACACCCCCGGAAGATCGGGAACAACCTCCCTGCTGTCCCCCTTCTTGATGATCGCCCTCTCCCCGTACTTCTTGGCCTTCTCCCTCACATAAGCCTCGTTCGCCTCATGATCCCACTTGTAAACCCCTTCTGCGGGAGTGTACTTCTCGGGGCCCGGGTTATCCGGCTGGGGCTCCCACAAGTCCACCGTCGTCAGCTCAAGGGTGGGGCATTTCTCAAGAAGATGGAGGAATGTTCTGCCCTTCAATGTCCCGATCTCAAGACCTCTCTTCCACCGAAACGTATTGGCGAGATCTTCGATGAAATGCTCCCTGAGATAGCGACCTTCCATCTTCGCCTTGACGATCTCTTTACCCCTCGGACCAGTCCAATGAATACACACGGCACTGGGGTTGGTGTCACCATCGAGCCGAAGCCAGTTGAACTTTCTCGGAAGGGCGGAGATTCTCGACGGATCCTTCAGCTTGATGGAGTGAAGGACATGCTGGTCGTCCCGGTAGCGCTCCTTCTCCTTCGTGATGATATCGCACCATTCGGATACAACATCGCTCCCAAACCTAAAAGCGATCACCCCCGAGTTGAAGCATCCCTTGACCCCTCTGAACACGTAATAAGGATCCTGGGCAGCGGCGAAACCGGCCTTACAATGATCAAAGACCTCGTCTACCCTCCCCCGTACCTCGCAATCCACATCCATCCAGAGCGACTCTTCGAAGATCGTCTGAGCAAACGCAAAAGGCTTCTGGAACCACCCATCAAGAGGAAGCCGCAAGGTCGCCACCTCGCCTACGGATTCACACCACTCACGGGCCCCCAGCGTCATGGCCTTCTCGCGCTCGCCCATGTCGACGAACAGCACGGGCAGGTCGTTGTGTCTCCTGTAGTTATCCCACCACCACTTCAGCATCCACTCCTGATGGATGCCACACCCAACCACGACTCCCCTATTCATCAGGGGTTTTCTATCGCCCCATACAGACGAGATAACGGGCTTATCAACCTTCGGTGTCAGATCCTTTTCAGGATGTACACCTGTTAGCGACTCAAGGAGGTAGAAGGACAGCGTGTTTCGAAGAGCGAGGACATTGGCCCCGTCAATCTTCCTTCGATACCACGGCCCCTCCATCGGCCCCATCTCAAGGAGAACCTTCTCCCATCTCGATACGAAACCGGACTGCACAAGATTGTCGTAGGCCCCCCTCATCCTATCGGAGACGAAGACATGGAGGTCGCACGGGACGGTAGGTCTCACTGCACTGTAGTGAATGGAAATCGTCGGCCACTTTCGGAGCCACAGCCAGGGCGAATCATCAACCGAATCACCCCCTACGTCATACAGCACGATCACCATGGGATCGATCGAGGAAACCAGATCCTCTGAGACTTCCCCATACCCCGTCCTGATCTTAAAGTCGTTCAACATCTGCACGGCAGACGCATCCTCGGCATCAGATAGGTAGAGGGAATGGTGGAAGAACTGAGGAAAGGCGATCGACATCTCGGCGATCAGGAAGGGGACGGCACCTCTATCGCAGGCACCATGGATGTGGAGCATTATGTTGTTCATGTGTACCTCTCACTCGGTACAGCAATCTACCCGGCGGCGCAACCTACGCCACCCTTGTTATATGAGGATGACGCGGAATGTCACCACGGATCTTCCTCTGGCACATCATCCGCTATGCCATCCAGGATTGTCTTGTCGCCACCACTTAAAGCGTTTGTGAAATCTATATAGAGTGTCCCGCTCCCGTTTTCCTGGTCCCACCGCGAATGCTCCACTGACTTGTCGGTCATAGCCGATGCAGCGATACTTCCTTCGAGGGACGCCAGATCCGGGGGGTAGTCCACCGTATATTCATAAACTGTGCTCATGACACCTTCTTGATTTCAAGCCTCGCCCGGCGTATCCATGCGTTGCCGCTCCCGCTGTCCCGTTTCCACTGAATCTTCAGATCATGATCGCCGTCATCGAGGTTTACATAACCGAAGCCGCCCACGTTTTCTATCACCCCGTCCGTCTCGGCCTCACAGCCGATAACCGTACCATCAAGGATCACGCGGGCCTTGCACATGGTGCCCGGGGAAGATGTGAGTTCGAAGTACCACTCGAATCTCCACCCTCCATTCGGTATATCAGCGGTTTCCATCGACACTTTCGTTTCCCAATCACCGCTCGTCGTATCGGAAATCGCTTCACTTGCTTGGTTCCATGAAGACTTCCCGGTGGGTTTGGCTGGTAGACCGCTGATGATTCCATCCAGGATCGTTTTGTCGCCCCCGGAGAGCGCGTTCGTGAAAACGACGTACAGCTTGTCATTGCCTCCGTCCCACGAGGAATCCTCGTAAGACTTGTCCGTCATGGCGGAGGCATCAACACCTGTCTCGATTGCCTCCAGGTACGGCAGGCTCGTCTTCGTGTACTCGTACGTCGTGGACATATTTACGTTCCTTCGGGGAGTTCCTCGGTCCAGATCCTCGCCCTTCGAATCGAGACCTGCTTGCCGTTGCTCCCGGAGTTAAACATGACGTCGAAGTCGATGTCCTCCGCCGTGTCCGCCTCGAAGACGTACTCGCCCCCGAACGGAATCCAGGTGTCCCCGGCGATCTCGTCCCTCTGGGCGATGAGAACGTCGGTCACGGCCCCGGTCGCCTTGATCCTGCACTGGGCGTTGCCAACATTGTTCTTGAAGAGCTCGCAATACCAGACGACCTTCACCTTCTCGCCGATGGCCATCCCGGCGTACGAGCACTTGGCCCGCGAGACGGGTGTCGTCGAGGTCATAGACCACTCGGCCTCGTTCTCGCCCGACCCCATCCCCCTATTGATCTGCTTCTTGATTGTGATTTCATCAATGTTCGAGGACGAGCAGACGGGACATATAGTTGGCTCCCCCTCTGCATCCGTCCGGAAGGGCGTGTATCGGGCGAGGTCCTCGGCGTTACACCAGAGGTAGTATTTCGTCTTTTGTTGAAAGGTCGCCATGTCTCACCTAAACCATCTTTGCCCAATAGCATGTACCTGTGACAGCGGATCCACCCCGGTAGCCCCGTATCGCGATAATGGCCGGGTCCGCGTCCACCGTCCCGATGGTGCCCGTGGTGACGAGGACTGGATCCGTAGACGTCGTGGTCACAGTGGCGATTATATTGTCATTCGTCACGTCGTAGATCTCGACGTATATGGCCTGTGCGGTCGATGCTTCGAGAATTGCTGCAAAAGTTGTGGGCGTTCCCCATGCTGTCGTGCCGCCATGGCTCGCATACCTGATAATGGACTTGGTCGGCGAGTTGAAGGTCACTCCAGCACTATTGCTGTCGCCAGGAGAAATCTCAACAGCGAACTGGCCTCCGCCCGTGTCGCCCGTGTCGCCCGTCGGACCAGAGGGCCCTTGGGTTCCTGTATCCCCCGAAGGCCCCGTGGGGCCTTGAGTTCCCGTCCCCGTTGGACCAGTTGGACCTTGAGTCCCCTGAGTTCCTTGCGTTCCTGTATCCCCGGTCGGACCTTGAGTCCCTTGAGTGCCCTGATCCCCCGTCGGTCCTGTCGGCCCTTGCGTCCCGGTCGATCCAGGATCACCTGTTGTTCCGGGATCACCCGTTGGACCAATGTCCCCTGTCGGGCCCTGCGTCCCTGTTCCCGTAGGACCAGTTGGTCCCTGAGTCCCCTGCGTACCTTGAGATCCGGTAGGCCCTTGGTCACCCTGCGTACCTTGATCTCCGGTGGGGCCTGTCGGACCTTGCGTTCCTTGCGTTCCTTGATCCCCACTTGGTCCGGTGGGGCCCTGCGTGCCCTGAGTACCCTGAGGGCCTGTCGGGCCCGTTGGTCCCGCCGTCCCTTGAGTGCCCTGCGGTCCGGTCGGCCCGGTTGGTCCTTGCGTCCCGGTTCCCGTTGGGCCAGTGGGGCCTTGGGTTCCCTGCGTACCTTGATCGCCGGTAGGACCGCTCGGTCCAGGAGTCCCCGGGTCACCCGTGGGACCGGTCGTCCCGGTCCCGGCAACACCTGTCGAACCCGTGGGTCCGGTGCCGCCAAGCACTCCAGAATCACCAGTCGGTCCGGAAGGGCCTGTTGCACCCGAAGGACCAGAGTCTCCGGAAGGACCTGAAGGGCCGGTCGGCCCTGCGTCCCCAGTTGCACCAATCGGTCCGGTCGGACCTTGATCTCCCGTCGGTCCCGTTCCAGATGGTCCCGTAGGACCAGTGGGCCCCGTAGGACCTGTTCCACTCGGACCCGTTGGACCAGTCGGTCCATCCGATCCCGTATCTCCAGTCGGGCCGGTTCCGCTGGCACCCGTATCGCCCGTCGACCCTTGGTCGCCCGTCGGGCCAGTGGATCCTTGAGCGCCCGTATCACCCGTCGAACCACTCGAACCAGAAGGACCTGTCGGTCCTTGTACGCCCGAAGGCCCCGCCACTCCAGAGCTCCCCGATGGTCCGATGGGGCCTGTCGCCCCGGTCGATCCGGAAGGGCCGGTGGCTCCCGTGCCTGTTATTCCAGCTCCGGTGTCCCCAGTCGGTCCAGTTCCTCCTGCATCCCCGGTCGGGCCAGTTTCACCAGACGCGCCCGAAGCTCCAGAAGGGCCAGTCGAACCTTGGGGTCCAGTGCTTCCCGAAGGTCCTGATACGCCTGTCGCGCCAGTAGCCCCAGCTCCCGAAGGTCCTGTGGATCCGGTACTTCCTGTGCTTCCAGACGGACCAGTCGCTCCCCCAACACCGGAAGATCCCGTGGGTCCAGTTGTCCCCTGGGGGCCAGTTGAACCAGTTGCTCCTGAAGGTCCCGCATTGCCCGTCGCTCCCTGCGGCCCCGTGGGGCCAGTTCCAGAAGGACCCGTGGATCCTGTCGCTCCGGTAGACCCCGTTGCTCCGGTGCCCGTCAAACCGGTTTCCCCGGTAGGACCGGTCACTCCCGTTGTTCCCGTTGCGCCCTGGACACCCGTATTTCCGATAGGCCCCGTTTGACCTTGAGCACCCGTTGATCCTGTCAAACCTGTGGGGCCTGTTGCTCCTGTTGCGCCAACGCCAGTTGAGCCAGTGGATCCGATGGGGCCAGTGGATCCTGAAATTCCAGATGAGCCCGTAGGGCCTTGAGGGCCTGTAGGGCCGGTTCCCGAAGGCCCGGTATTTCCTGTGGAGCCACTTGGTCCCTGAACCCCGGTGCTTCCTGTTGGACCAGTGGAACCCTGCGGCCCTGTAACACCCGTGGAACCGATGATACCCGAAGGCCCGATGTCTCCGGTCGGACCAGTGGGGCCGGTGGGGCCTGTCCCGGACGGCCCGGTAGACCCCGTGGGGCCTGTTGCTCCGGTTCCCGTGTCTCCGGTCGGTCCAGTGATTCCCTGATCACCTGTGGATCCAGTATCACCGCTCGGACCTATGGGGCCCGTAATACCCTGGTCTCCGGTATCTCCCGTAGGACCAGTGGCCCCTGTGGGTCCACCAGGCGCTCCAGTTGCGCCAGTATTTCCATCGGGCCCGGTGTTTCCCGAAGGACCAGTGTCACCCTCGGGTCCTGTCAAGCCAGATGGCCCAGTGGGGCCTACATCGCCGGTCGGACCTGTTCCAGAAGGACCAGTCGGTCCAGTCGGACCTGTGGGGCCCGTAATGGAATCGTCTTCGCCGCCGCAAATTTCCCTTGCACCAGCCATCTATTGATTCATCTCCTCGATGATCGGCTCAACATAAAACGTAGCCATCTCGGTGTGGAACTTGTCGACGAAGGTGGGGAGTTCGGCGTAGCCTTGAAGCCGCCATGAACCGACGGCGTCCAGCTCGCTCTCGGAGATGGTCTTGTACTCGATCAGCCCGTCGAGACCGTCGGTGGTGAAGACGGCATTCCTCTCGAACCATCCCACAATGGGACGGCCAAAGATGATCTTCTTGATCGGCGAATTCCGTAGATCCTCCGGACCTCCATCCTCGTTGAGGATCCGGATTCTGAACACCGCCCCGACTTGTCCCTTCCGAATGGTCCCACACGACACGGCCACCTCTCCCGTACAGCTACGACGCAACTCCGCGAAGACGACACGCCTCGCGACAAGCACCGCCTCGAAAGCCGGGGTAGGGGGAGGGCTCGGCTGGCCCGGCAGAACAATAGGCTCCTTCGGATCCATCTCGACCTCCCCCCGGCTGCTACGGGCTGTTGTTGATGGAGTCGATGATGTGGATCCATCTCGGCAGGAGCGGGACAGCGGCCTGTAGCGCCGCAAAGTCCGCCGCGTCCACGATGGCCTGACGCAGATCGTTTCGCTCCTCCAGGAGCGCCACGACGACATCGCGCAGATCCCAGACGTCGCAATTGCCGCGTGTGAACTCCGGACGCACCTTGACGATCTGGCCGTCGCCGATAACCTTGGGGTCTCCTCCGCCTGCGGGCATGATACCCTCCTCGTCAATACGCTTCGGCCCAGAGATAAGTCCCTCTCAGGTCCGAGAGCGCCTTCAGAAAAAGTTCCCCGTCTCCGGGAAAAACTGTCTTGCCATTTTCCGCTTCAATTCCTTCGGCCATCATAACCGAAACGGCCTTGTTCGTTGTACCCGTTTCTTCAACAGCGGATCCGCCCTGAATTGAAAAGATGGCGATCGGCTTCTCGTTCTTCGCCGACATGACACTCACCTTTCCCTCCTTGGCCTTTCCTCCCCGTTGATTCTCCATCTCGTTCACGACGTTGGCCCAGTTCCCCTTGAAGCCGATGGCCTTGTCGTCCACCATGACATCGAAAAAGATCTTCTCCCGAATCTCGTCGTAAGGGATCTTAAATTTATTCAGGGTCTCCTTCACTTCTTCAAGGTCACCGTGGTGAGTCCAGATGATGATGTTCCACCCGGCCCCCTTGAGGTAAGCCATGGCCTCCCTCGCGCCCGGGATCATCTTTCCATCGCTCTCCGACACCAAGGTATCGTCGAAGTCGATGGCGGCCACCATAGCCGGTTTCACCACTTTTCTCCGAGCTTTCGCCATTCCAGCAGGCCCTTCAGCTCCTTGATTCTCTTCACCACCCCGTCCGCCTCACCGTGCTTGAAGCGAACACGGTTCACCAGATCAAAGGTGGCATCCTCGTCAATCGCAGCAATCTCAGCCAACACTACAGGGTGGATCGGCTTTCCAATAAGGCGCTTCCCTGCAATTGACTTGAGCCATGTCCGGTCGTCACCCTTCACGAACGAGTACCCATTATCGATCGCGTACACGCGCCTCTTCTCGTCCATGATCCAGTTGTTCGAATGCCTGTCGATCTCTCCCCGGATGAAATCGAAGGCGGCCAGCCGGTGGAGCCACGGGTTCGTCCAATCCTTACGGTAGTCGTACCCCTTGTCGATCCACTCCCAGGCCGTCGGACACCCAACCCACGCTTGAACGCTTCCGGCCCCGACACCCGATACCTCCCGACTGATGGTCGGTGGAACGAGGTCGAAGCCAAATGCCCTATCCAACGCGAATGAAAGGATCTCCCTTTCGGGGCCTGTCACGTCGAGATCCATCGAGGCGCAGTACCTCTTGTTCTCGAACTGGGAGTAGACCGTCTTGAGGGCTCCTTTCTTGGTCGTCACCGGTCCCGAATCGAGACCGTCGTGGAACTCCACCCGGTAGGGACGATGGATGCCTTTCCCGATGGGCTCCACGAATGCTTCGCGGGACTCTCGCATCTCCCTGCACATCTGATTCATCAGAGCGAAGTCCGCGTCTTTCGGGAGAACGGGCTGCCACGCTTGACCACCAGCAGCCGAGCGCATTTTGGACAAAAGTCCAATGCCAAGCGGGGAGCCTGCGGCCCGGTCCTCGGACCGCAGACCCCCCGCGAGTGTCCTCATCCTTGCGGATTCAGGGGTCTGCATAACCGAACGCCAAGAAAGATCAGTCGCCCATCCCGAGGAAGCGAACTCGCTGCGAGGTCCCGAGCACGGTCAGCTCCATGTCGAACACCCCGGCGGGAGCCGCGGGGATCTCCATGAGCATCGTCGTGTAGGCCTTCGCCGTCGCGCCGAGGCCGTCGAAGTTCAGGTTCGCACCCTCGCCGTCGCACAGGAGAAGCGCGTACTTCGGATCGGCGATCGAGGCCATGAGAGGCGCAAGATCGACCAACGCGGGGGACGAGAAGGTGTCGTCCAGCATCGCCTTCGCGTTGAGCGCCGCACCATTGACCGTCTTCGAGAGGCTGATCCCGTCGCTCGTCGAGAGGCCCGCCGTCATGTTTCCCGTGAAGTTCGCCATGTTTCATCTCCTACTTTAAGCTTCCTGTGGAAGCACGAACGTGTGGGTATGTCCGTCGGACTCCTCCGTCATTCCCATGAACAAGATCTCGTGGTCATGCTCGTTGACCACGTCGGTCTTTCCTCGAACCACGGAGCCGTCAGCCGCTCGGATCACAACGACACGATGCTTGTGCTCGGGGGCCACGCCCCCTTTATCCTGGCTCGTGATGGCCTCGATCCTCTTCTCGCCGATATCCGTTCTCGCGGTCCAGTGCCACGCGCTGTCTTCGTCGGGGACGGACTTCTCCATCTCCCGTCGATTCCACTTCTCGCACGTTCCTCCGGGCTCCATGAGGAGGCCCCACTCGGGACATTTCCCCGCCTCAGAATCCTTCTCGGTCTCGGGGAACGATGCACAATTGGAACAAGCGCGGGCCGCCCCTTCGGGCTCGCCCACGCTCTTCACCATGATTATCTGATCCCCGACAGCGGCAGAGACATGCCACCCCTCTTGTCCGAGGATGTTCAGCTCCGCCTCCGAAGGAAGGCTCATCACCTTATGGAGATACCGCATCGAAGTTCTCCCTCAGTCGATGATCAATAGACCGGGGGAGCCGGGGGCGGGAGCGATCCGGGTTTCTTGGAATCGCTCGTCACCTGGTCCGAGGCCTTCGGCGTCGGGTCCTGCGGATGCGCCCACGCTCCGAACTGCCCGGGAGCGAGCGCAACCTGTCCGCCCATCCGGGCGAGCGAGGCCACGACCTTCGGTCCCTGCGTTCCGAGGCCGGTCTGCGCGGCGACGATCTTGGGCGTCAGCTGCGCGTTGCCGGTCCGGGCGTACTGGCCCATCTTGTCCCGTTCTGCGGGAGGCACACCCTGCGGCCCCGAACCGGGGATGTTGGAGGCGACCGCCTTATTGATGTCGCCCTCCCGGGCTCTTTGGGCCTTGGAGACCTTGCCGCCTCCCGACCTTGCGTGACTTCCAAGTCCGCTCATGATTCCTCCGTGAAAAGGCGCAAACGGTTTGCGCGTCCCCGACCTAAACGAACCCTGGATCGACCTCTCCAGACGGCGAGGCCAACGGTTCCATCCGAAGAACCATTGTAGTGTCTCGCAACGCGACGGGGGAGGGAAAAGTGTCGTCGTCCTTCTTTACCCCATCTTCTTCCAGGTCAACCCCCCAGATCCGATCTTCCTTAACCGTCTCGACCTTGGAGATGTCGGACGGGACACGCCCAAATGGATACGACTTCCTCGTCACCGTCACAGGAGCCGTATGCACCGCGGCCACCCGCGCAGCGGGAGGAACGTAGGGCATATCGAACTTGGCTCCGAATCCTCGAACCCACTGCCAGTCAAGAGGGATCACCCTGTCCCCGGCACGCAGGTTCATGGGTCTCGGCGAAAGAGCGGGAGGCTCCTCAGGGAACCCACGCTCGACCATAACCTTCCCTGTGTAGGACGTCACCGGCTTCGCACCGTTGCTGATGAGATCCTCGATGACTTCCAAGGCCTTGTCCGGGATGGGCACCTTGTCCCAACCGGCGTCCTTGATGACCTTCTCGATCATGTCCTTCGAGAGTTTTGCCCCACCGGAGTCCGACTTCTCGATGGGGCTATCCGCGAAAGGGCGCATGGATTTCTCCACAGCGCCCATCGTGTCCTTGATCCAGTCCTTGCCGAAGGGCTCCTTGGCCTTCCCCATCTTCTGGCCGGATTTGGGACCGGGAACGTCCTCCTCCTCCTCGTCACCCATCTTCTGCCCCGAAGAAGGGCCCTCGCACTCGTCGACTTCCTCGTCGTCGAGGGATTCTCCCGATTCAGGACCGTCGCCCTTTTTGACGGGCATCTCTTCGGGAGTTTCGTCGTCGTCGTCGTCGGCGTCCGGGTCGGAAGGTATCTCGCCGAGCGCAGGAGATTCACCGGTTTTCTCCGACCACTCATCCTGAGCATCGGTCGCAAAGGGGCCACCGATCTCCCTGAGCCGCCGTTCCTTATCGACGTACTCTTGGGCCTCAGCAACGGCCCTCTCGTCCTCTTCGTTCTCGGTCGGACGCCGAACCTTCGGGAAGAGTTCCCCGGAACGGTAGAGGTCGCGCCCCCTCAAGAGGGACTTGTTGATCTGGTCCCCCTTCTCAGAGAGGTTTCCTCCGCTCCACACGTCTCGGCCTTCGTTCATCAAATGCTCCCTAACAGACCGTTTTCTACTCGTCCTTCTTGCCGCCGACCTTGCTTCAGACCTTCGTCGCCATGGAGAAGGAGTTTCCGATCTCGGATCCGATCTCGCCGAGTTCCTTCGCGCATTCCTGAAGGCGCTCGATCAGTTCGGACCGAATGGGAATGACGGCCTCGGCATCGGAGGCCTTGCCCGTCGCTCTCTCGACCGCGGCGCTCATCTGACCCATCAGATCTCCGACGGCTTCGCGGACTCCGCGTGCTCCGTTGATGTTCGCGCAGAAGTCCGCGACCATCCCCTCCGCCTTGCGGAGAAGCGACATGTCGGCACCCGAGACGGTGAACTGCCGCTCGTACGGCTTGTCTTCATCACCGAAGGACTTTCCCACGGGCCATGCGAGGCGGTGGGAGTGGGCGTGTCCGCCGACCGGAGTCTGGTCGGGAGCCGTCCTCGTATCGATGGTGCCATCCTTCTCGACGGCGCACTCGACCATGTGTGCGTGTCCATCGTTGAAGGACGTGAAGGACTTCACGCGGAACCCCGCCACTTCGGGTACGGGGTGCAAAAAGTACTCGTGCTGGTGGCCGTCCTGCACATCGGTGACGCCCTGCATGACAGGAGGAGCACCGCTCGCTTCGGACGCCGCCGCCGCTGGACCTTGGTGCGGATGGAGATCTCCGCCCGACGCCATGGAGGTCGTCGTCATGCCCGGCGAGGACATGGAAGCTTGGCCGCCGCCGGTCGCCATCTGCTTCTCGGAAACACCGATCTCGCCGACGACACCGGGAGCGACCCACACCATTCTGGAGGAGTCGCCGAAGATGGCATCGCCGATCATGACGGCGTGAGCGTGATCGTCCATCTTGGAGATCTCGCCCTCCATGTCCCGGTCGGCCAACCATCTCTCGATGGATTCGGGAGTGGGGAATTTCGTGGAGGTGAAGAAGAGGCTGCCGATGGAAAGCTCCGGTTCCTCGACTTCCACGTGGTGCTCCAGCATGCCTCCCGTGAAGACGGGAGCGAGAACTTCACCGGCTCGGATCGTCTTCATGAACTGGTTGCAATAGATGCATTCCCTCTTTTCCCCGACCATCTGGGGTCGCCATTTGGCGATGGTATCGGCGCAGCACCCAGCCATTTTCCCGAGCACCTCGATTCCAAGGCGGCCGGTCCACGGATTCTTCTCCATCTGATGGCTCCTCATACGGATTGAATTTCTCAACCGTCCTCAACGCTATCGCACGGAGAACGGTAGCGCCGATCTTGAACGACGCAATTCAGATCCCGCCGTACCTACGGAACAACGGGGGTCGGATCGGCCAACTCGGTGCGGACACCGGCGTCGGTCAGCTCCACGGCCTTGTAGGGGCCGAGACTCCCGCTGATGTCGTAGACGCCCTGGCACGCGGCCTGCGCGAGGAGATCCTCGTCGTCAGCGTCCTCGGCGTTGACCTTCACCGCGCCCACCTGGCTGCGGAAGAACATGCAGAAAGGTCTCACGGCCACCGCGGCCTCGATGTTCTTGGCGAGAGCCTCGTTGTAGACGGCCTCGGTCTGAGGCACGCCCATCTGCGGAAACGACACAAAAATCTGCTTCGCCATGATGATCTCCTAAGGATCAAATTATGATGACATTGTTATTACCAGTTTTCCCCGATCGACCCCTCTTGTCAAGAGGGGACCGGGGTTTAGGCGGAGGAGGGGGTGCTTGGATGATCGATCCCCCAGCTGTCATCGGAGGAAAGACCCCGAACTCGGATGCCTTCTGCATCACCTGATCGGGGGAAACACGGGGATATGGATGCACCCTATCTCGGCTCGGCTCGGGCGCAACAAGCCCAGCATCTTCGGCGTGAAACCGCTCCTCGAACCGAAAATGAAGCATCGAACACATGAACGCGTCTGGTCCGTGGTCATCCTTCTTGATCGGCTTCCCGTGCTTGTCCCTTCTGTACCGTTTGAGCTGGTCCAGGAAAGTAAAGAGGTTGGACCGAATGAAGAGTTTGCCCGGGGTATGGAGATACTTCACGCAGTTTCCGACCCCGTAATCCTTCCACTTAGAGAAGGGAACCGGTGTCATGTTGAACCCGGACTGATCCACCTCCAGGTTGTTGAAGGGGTGACTTCCATCGCCGTACACGAAGAAATCGTCATCTCCGTACTTCTCCTGCCACATCATGAGGACCTTGATGGCCTCAGTCGCAAGTTTGCCGGATAGGAATTCCGTCTCAAGAATTCCGATACACCAATCGATCGGTGGAGCATCCGGGAGACGGGTGGGATCCAACATCGGCCTCTCGAAGTTGATCATCGCCGTCATGACCAACGCCGTCTGACCCTCCAGGCCCCAATCAACCCCGACAGATTTCTCCCCAATGGAAAACCGCTCCATGCCTCCCATCTTCTCGGCAACTACGGCGGCCTCTTCGTCCTCCCCCTCCATCATGATTTGAGGCCAGTCGGGGGGAACCAAGACCTTATCGACCGTCTGAGGATCGTAGATCGGGCTCATCCACTTGGGCCGGTTGTTCTCGTACTCGTTCGCAAAGACATCCGTTCCCCGGTTCATCTTCTTCGCGAGAAGTACGTTCGATCGCTCCTGGAACCCCTGGGTGTGCCTCGCCTTTCCGTTGCAGCCCACATACTCCCACCCGACCTGGTTCCCATCCGCATCGAGTTCAGGCTTCTTCTCCGTCAGATCACACTTGGTTCGGCAGAACGTCAATGCCTCGGGATCGTCGGGATTCGCGAGCTGAAGCCCCTCGTCACAGGCACTCATCGAATCGTAGCAATTCCACCAGAACCGCTTGAACCCACGCTCATCTGCGTAGTCCCACAGCTCCTGGAAAAGACCAATGGGGAAGTGGAAGGTCGAGAGAACGATGACCATTGAGTTCGGTTCGGACATCGCACCCTGCATGGCGGCCTGGATCAGGTAATCCACGTTCGACGAAGACTGACAGGATTCGTCCACGATGAACCCGGCGTTGTGCTTGCCACGGCTCTGCTTTTCAGACGCGGAAATGATCTTCAGCACGACGCCGCCCTTCAGGCGCGTCTCCATCTGAAGAGGCTCCGTCTCCAGCAGCGCGTTCGACATCAGCGGGAAGCAATCCCAGAAGGACTTGGTGTACTGGTAGATCAGCTTGGCCTGCTCGGTGGATCCTGCCATGGAGGTGAAGGACATGCGATGGTAGATCAGGCAGAGCCAAACGAGGATGGCGGCGCAGAGAGTGCCGCCGGAACCACGGCCTTTCCAGAGGATCGCCTGACTCGCCCGGCGGTAGAACATATCGGCGATGAATTCGACCATGGGGGGCGAGAG